TGACGAGGCCCAGAGCCACGTAGCAGGCGAGCTCCAGTGATGAGGATGACTGTGATGAAGGGCCAGAAGCTGCGGTATGCTGATGGCCCGCCAGGGCTGTTGTATATGATGCGCTTGGTCCCGTCAACGTAACGGCCGCCGTGTGGGAGGTGGTGCAGGTTATCTCCTACGTGAGGTAGGTTAGACCTGGTGATAAAGTTGATGGCGACGGCAATGGACACCCCGACTGCTACAGCGATGAGTGGTTTTGTAAAGTCAGGGGGTGCTTGCAGCCTCATCCCTCGAGGATGAAAAGTTGTTGTGAGTGTCGGCTGCAAGCAATGTAGCGGTTGACAGGGTCTGCTTCTTCCAAGGGCACAGTGGAAACGGCGGTCACAGCCTCAAAGGTTTGGCCCAGGGCCTGGCAGGGAGTTAGGAACTGGGCAGAGTGTGCTTCCAAAAGGTCGGCCGCGTCGTCGTCGACAGCAATAATGGTGCCCACGAGGTCGGAGTCGAAGAGGCCAGACCTCGAGACAGTATCCTCCTTGTCTGCGGTGCAGTTGATATCCCACAGCTTAAGGAGCTCACAAGTGGCCTTGCCAAACCTGTGGGTGCGTCTGCCTATGAAGTGGGCGGGGAGTGTAGGGCCGCGGTGCTGGAGTGGGTCGGCGAGAAGAATTTTGGCGCCTGCGCGGTCTAACACGGCAGGGTACTCGTCAACGATATCTGCACGGCCGTGGGGTTCGAGTATGCCCACTCCTTCGAGATTCGGTAGGTCTGGCCGCCCGCCGGTGACGGCTTTCAGATGCGGAGCTCGGCGTATCCAAGAGCGGACGAGGGTGGTTTTGCCCGCGCCTGCGACGGTGTGGACAACAATGGGCTCTTGGAGGGGTAATGGAGTTCTTGTAAAAAGCTTGTGTAGGTCACCTAGGTAGAATTCCATCAAAGCCTGAGGTAACCTAACCCCTGTTCTAGAGGTTTTGCAATATTTCATTACAGCCCATGAGGTGCAAGTCTCGGACCGTAGCCTGGTGAAAACTGGCTTGCTCCTCTGTAAGGACCTCATGTAGTTCGTCTCCAAGTCGATAGGCATGGCGCAGGTCATGGGCATAGGCCACGCGAACAGCTGGTACCCGGTCTGTGCCTTTAGCCAGGCAGAGACCAGCGTATAGTTTCTTGGGGTCCTTGATGATCCCTTTTGGCGTAAGGGTCCACCCACAGAATGTTGCAAAATCTCCGGGTTTCTGAGTATGACACACCTCTTTTGACGTGAGCGTGAGACGGTTTTCTACCAGCCGGAAAGAATCTTTAGGGATGGGCCTGTCGTCTTGGGCCATGTCGTCTCCTGCATACAGTTGGGAGGTGTTTGGGGAGACGTGGTACTTGGTGTGGTGGTACGCAATGGCGCACTCCGTGTTCGCATCAAATGTAGGGCCCTCCCCGCTAAGGCGCATGATTGCCACAGTTCCCAGGAATATATGAGCGTTGGTTTTGAGTTTGATATATCCCTCAATAATATCCTCAGGAATGTTGTGGAATTTAGCTTTAGTGACCTCAAACTGCAGCATGGCCCCGTCTTGGGACTGATCAAAGGCGGTGAAGTCGTTAGAGTGCCCGGGCCTGTTAAAGTTCCACCGTTCCTTAACCCACTCGTTGAGGTCCTCTGGAGTGTTCTCACATGTGATGAAAATGTTCTCCGGCTGGAAGGAGGCCCTTATCCTGCGCATGTAGCGTGCCATAGTCCCGTATATCATCACCGTCTGTTGCATGAAAGAGGCTATGGTCTGGCCCGGCTTGACTTTGAGGGCCCCGATCTTCTCCGTCTTGGTGACCCACTGGGACTTCAGGAATAGTGCGATTTTGTCTTTTGGGAAGTCAGGGGACTGCCTGGGCATGCCGTTGATGAGGGCGGCGATAGGTTTTGAAAGGTACCTCTGCTGCACCTCATCGCGGCAAGAGTCCCACAACTCCTGGGAGAAAGGGATCGGGTCAGCGGGGAGCCCCATAGCGCGCTGGTAGTTGAGGAACAGGATGTCCCCGATATCCTGCTTCATCATAAACTCTTTCTCATTGTCTTCGGGCGTGGCAATCGCTATGCGCGCTTCAATAGTCTTGAATAAAAGGGCCTCGTCCTTCGCCTGTTGATGTTGGAAGAGCTGGACCACGGTATCCTCGGTTTGGATGGTATTCGTGTGGCCATGTTTCTTGTCGTAGAGCTCCCTGTCAAATTTGTCGTTTAGTTGGGACACTAGGGGCTCCAAGAGGGAGTCTTTGTTCTCTATTGGGAAGTGGGTGGTGGGCGCTGCAGGTTCGACCACTTCCGGTTCTGCGAGGGGGGCCGCTGCTGGGGGCTGCTTTCGAGTCATATCTAAGAATGTGCTAAGGTAGGGGGTGCAGGAGACTTTGTCCCAGAAGTCCGCAGAGGTGGGCCCCGTGTTGATGAAATGAATAGCATCCCGGGCCCGGGAAAGCGCCGTGTACATGACTTGTTTGGAGCAGAGGGCCGTATTGTTGTCAAGAAGGATCTGCACACACGGTGTGGTGAGACCTTGGCAGCCCGCATAGGAATAGGCAACGTTACCTAACTCTCGGAGACATTCTTTCTTAGCTTGAGAGGGTGAGAGTAGCGGCCAGCCCTGCACAGTAAGGCCACTGAGAGTGATTCTGGTCTCCCCTTCGACCTCAGAATATACGCCAAGTTTGTTGGCTAAATCTTGACGGTTGCGATGTGTGGCGTTGATATAGTACCGACAAGTCTTCTCGAAGCATGTTGAGGCTGGTTCCAGGGAGGCAATCATGGCCTGGTCGCAGGTCTCATGGTAGTAGCTCTGCTGTGGGTCCCCTGTTAATATGACGGCCTCTATCTCTGGGTGGCTTATGACGTAAGCCTCTATGAGACCCGTTGGGATTTTAGTGTAATCGTCGATGATCACCAACGGGGAGGCTGGCTGGAGTAGAGCTTTCTCGTGTGTGCGGAAACAGCGGATGTTAATGTTTGGAACTTTCCGCATCCAATCGGCCCTGAGCTCTACTGTGGGTGTGACAATTGATATTTTATCATAGTTCCTCTCCTGGTCACGCAGGAATGCTTGGAGGAACTGACTCTTCCCGGACCCGCCGGCGCCATGAATGACGACTGTTGGCAGCTGGCGGGGACCACTTTCGCAGCGCGCAGCGAAAGTCTGTTTCCACTCGAGAGTCTGATTGCGAGTGGCGAGGCCTACCCTGTTGTTCTTGACATCGGACGCGTAGGCGCCTGCCCTTTTGTGGCAGTATGTGTGCATTGTCGGCTGGCGTCTAATGTCTTCAAGTTTCTTCTGAAGGGTGGCAAACTGTGATGGCAGTCGTGCCACGTCGAGGGCCTGCAAATCCATGATTGGAAAGATTAGGTTGCCCTCTGGGTCATACTGCCTATAGGTGCCCTTGAACCCGCACTGATGCAGCAAATTGAGGCAAGGGCCCCATGGGAGATTGGCGGCCTCGTCAGATGTGTGCGAGGGTGTGGCAGCCGACGGTGCCGGGCAGGGATCCGCGTGGTCTTCCTCTTCAGAGTCATCCGGTTCTTCTTCAGGCAGCTGCCATGGGTCAGTGTCCATGGCATGGAAGGGTGTGGGTTTCGAGAACCATGGGGTCTCCACAACCTCCTCGGTGACTTCGATGGAATACGTGAACGGTTTCCAGTCGAGCATCTCCATCAATTTGCGGAAGTCACTCTTGCCACATAGGGTCTCCCATAATGTGCGCACCTGGCTCTTGAACTCCCGGAAGCATCGCGTGAAGAGAGAGGAGTCTACGACCTGGTCGTAGCTGTTGAGGGCGTCACGTTTAGAGGCGAAAAAGAAAAAGTTAGCTATGTGGACCAGTTCGTCGGGAGACCATCTGTGCAAGTCCTGCGTGGGAATAAGCTGTCGAATCTTTGCAAAGACGTCGCGGTGCGTTACTTCTTTGACGCTCTTAACGTACAAGAGCAGCTGCATGGCGAAGGTGGCAGGGATGGGGCGGGTAGAGTTTAGCTGTTTCGGGTGGAAAAGTTGGGGTAGTGTGACAAACTCCCCCTGCCGGAAGGTCCGCACTCTTGGTGTGAGCATATCGCCTCGGGTAAATGTGAACATATGGTTTGCTCCGAGGCTTTCGGTCATTTGGACTGTAATATAGTGTCGGCGCTTGTAGTGCTCATCAAAATAGACTATCTTGCCGACACGTAACCACTTGAGGGTGTCAAACTCGTGGTGGTAGGCG